ACTCGCGGATTACCTGACCCAGCGGCTTTCTTATATGCGGCAAGCAAGCGAGCGCCTCAAGAGCTAGAGAGAATCTCGCGGCTACAAGACCCATACGCACAAATGATGGAAATGGGCAAATTAGAGGAGCGGCTTAAAAAATCACCAGCGGTTACAAAAACCCCTAAACCGCTTTCAAAGCCAAAGGATGATTTACCCATCCCTCATCCAGGCAATAAAAAAGAAACCATCGAAGATTTAATAGCCGAATCAAACGCTAAACGACTTCAGCTCGTCAACTCAAGAAGACGTTAGTCAATTCGCACCTCTTGCATTTTTTAGTTCTTTGATCAAATAATGTGACAGGTGCGTATCTCAAGCCTTGCGGCCGCCTAGCAAGCAATTTAGACGTGTATAAGTCTCCCGTCGGACGAAAGAGTAATTAGCGAGTAATCGTTTTTTGTTTAATTGTTTAATTGGGGCTATACCATGGCTAATATCATGCGTACTACGCAGTACGTTTTGAACGACGTGTTCGTTCGTTTCTGGAACTCTTTATCATTTGCTCGCACAGCTAATCGCAACCTCGAGGCAGACTTTAAAAACCTGACTTTCGCGACTGGCGACACTTTAAACTATCGTTTAGAAGAACGTTACATGGGTGGCCGTGGCGCTACCGCTGTAGCAGAAGCACGCGTACAGGTAATTAGACCTTTATCAATTACCGATCAATTCCATATTATGCTCGACTACACCGGTTGGAACTTAACGTTTGACCGCGCACGTGACGAGCCCTATTTGGAAATGGCTAACGCTCCTCGCGCTAAACGCCTGGGTAACCTAGCAGAGCAATTTATTGCATCTGAAAATTTCCAGTTAAAAACTTATCAAGCAGTCGGCACCCCTGGCGTTCCCGTTGATTTTGACGTGATTTCGCTTTGTGATGCTTACATGACTGAATTAGCTATTCCCGAAGATGGCAAACGCTATTGCGGCGTTCCACCTCGCGTAGCTTCAAACCTGAACACCGATTTACAAAACTCATTCAATAACACCGTTAACACAGGCGCGTTAATTGATGGTTTCATTGGTCAATTGTCAGGTTTTACTTTCTTCAAAACCAACTTCTTGACCAGACAAATTGCTGGTACAGGTCAAGCAGCTGGTGCGCCTCCTGCGGGTTTCCGCTTAGGCGGAACAATCACCAACGGCCCAATCAGCTCAGGCAATACCTTTGTTGTGACTGGCTTAGTAATTAACTCAACCGCTTTCCGCAAAGGCGATATTATTGAAATCGCTGATGCCGCAGGCGTGTTTATGATTAACCCGCTAACCTATCAACCACTCTCACAAAGAGCACAGTTCGTTGTAACTGCTGACTCATTGTCAGATGGCGCGGGTAACGCAACTGTTTTTGTAAGCCCTGAAATTGTTGTTGGTGGCGCTCGCGCTAACATTTCCGCTGCAATTCCTAACGGCGCTCAGTTGTTATTGTCTTTAGACCACACCGTGAGTATCGCTTATCACTCACAAGCGGTTGTATTTGCTGCACCTCCTATCAAAGAATTGAAAGGCGGCGTGGAAGCAGTTACCACCTACTCAGACCTTTACAAGCTATCTTTGACTTACACTCTTGGTGCAGACATTCGGAATTATCAACAATTAGACCGAATCGACTTCATCTCCGGCGTGCAAATCAACGCAGAGTTTGCAGTTAGAATTCGCTCCTAACTGTTTTTTAGCAGGGCCACTTTTGATCATTTTTGTGGCCCTGTTTTTTAACTAAGGAATAGCAATGACCGAATGGGTTTCATATTGCGGAAGGCAAGTGCCGAAAGAAAACTTTCGTGTCTTCGTCTATTCGCTAAACGATGAACAAAAAGTCGTAAATTCATGGGATGAATACCAAGAAGCCATTTCAAGCGGTGTCTGGTTCCCAACTAAAGATTTTGAAGAAGCTCCGAAAAAAAGGAAAGCTTAAATGCCAACAATTAAGCAGTTTGCCAGGGGTTGCTATAATTTAATCAACGCCCACAATCCCTCGATGACGCTTATTGACGATGAGCTTTCAATAGCAATTGACATTATCAATCAGAATTTACAATCATATGCCTCGACAGGCTTAATGATTACAATTGCCAAAACTATCACGACACCAATTGTTGCTGGCCAAAATGAACTAACATTTGGCGCGGCTAATGTTATTCCAGTGCCAACAATTACCCAGGGCCGATTAGCAAATATGGATTCCGCATGGCTAACCCTAACCGGCGTGGATTATCCATTAATCTATATCTCAAAAGGGGAATTTAATTCCGCATGGAAATATAGCCCATTGCAAGGCTTGCCCCGATTTGTAGTTTTATACCCAGAAGTCGACGTGACAAGATTAAGATTGTATCCGGGGCCAAGCCAAGGATATCAATTCTCTTTGCGTGGAAAATTCCAATTACCCACGCTTGAATCCGATGATGATATGGGGATTATCCCTCAGTACCAATTATTATATTTAAAATTTGCCTCTGCAAAACAAGTTGCCTTTGAAACCGGCAGAGCTGATGCTTGGACACCTAAGCTTGAGGCTGAATTAGTTCGCTTAACGGATTTGATGGAATCAGCATCAGAAATGAATCTGTCTATTGTTGGTGATAGAGAAAGTATGCTCAATGGTAGCTGGCGTGTGCAGGCAGGTATCTGATGCCCATAACAGATTTTCCAATATTTTCATATTACGACCGCCAGCGGTTTGCGCAATTTGGCCCTATGGATTGCGCAAACTTTTACGGAATCCAGGTTAAGGATTCAAAAAAGGTTCAGGCACTATACCCATGCATGGGTAGAAAGCATATTGAATTCATGGGTCAGAACAAATTAGTTTTCACCTCTGAACCTCGCGCAATGTTCAAAACTATCAACTTCATGTATGTGATTATCGGCACTCAGGTAATCCAAATTGATAGGTATTTTAATGAAAAAGTTATCGGTAACGTAGCGCTAGGAACGCAGGTTTGGTTTGATTATCTAGCCGTTGGAACCACAATTTACGGTTTACTAACTGACGAGCAAAATTGCTTTATCATCACAGAAGATTCAAACCCGGTAACGATGGTAGCTGTAACAGACGCTAACAGACCAACTTCACCGCAATACGTTGCGGCATTTGGAAATAGATTTGTAGTAAGCGGCAAAGGCTCCCCTGATTATTATTTAACCCAAATCAATTTAGGAACGCCTGCTAATTGCTTTACCGTTGACGGTGCACCATTATTTAACCGAGCGTCCGGTATTATTGTTCAATTTGGCGTACTGCATAATCAGCTTTATATATTCTGCAATTTCCAAACTGATGTATGGGCCAATATACCGTCTAACATCACATTTGCGGGCGCAACAAGGCAATTCCCATGGAAGCAAAACACCTCTTACAATTTCGACTTTGGGTTATATGACCCTTTCAGTTTAAGCATAGAGTTTGGAATGATGGTTTTCTTGGCCCAAAACAAAGCTGGCCTTGTAAGCTTCATGATGTCCACTGGGCAAAGACCAGAGGATATATCATCCCAAGCAATTAACGTTTTGCTAGAAAACTCTCGCTCAAGCACAGATGAGGAAAGCCCATTTTTAATAGGCCCGACTAACGGATTTCTCTATCAATACGAAAACACCATATTTTACCGAGTGTCCGCAGGCAGTTACCTTCATTACGGCGAATTAGACAGAAATGATTCTGCTAATTGCTTAGAGTTTAACTTTTCAACCGGAACTTGGGGGCGAGCCATTGAGCTTAATGGCGAAAGAAATCGCATTCAAAAACATGTGTTCTTTAACAACAAGCACATTGTTTCTGTTCAAGATGACGGCGCGCTGTATGAAATGGCCGGAAACATATACCGAAACGAATTAAGGCGAGCCGATACCGCATCACAGGCACCGAACGCCTTTGTTAAATACCCCATGCGCTATGCATTAGTTACAAAACCAATATTTCAGCCGGACTACTCAGAATTTAAAACTGAATACATTGAAATTGATTTTGTATTCGGCGACAAAACCTTTTATCAAAATGAAACCGCATTTGATAACACGGTATTTGTCATCACAGAGGATAGCGACCGGTGCGGATGCCCGATTTATGTCATCACAGAAGATGCAAATAATGGTCAACCTGTATTTGTTATTACAGAAGACGGCAATACGCCTACTTTCGATGATATACATTACAATCAATTATTTAAGCCCTCTATTAATCTATATTTCTCCGATGATGGCGGTATTACTTTTTATCCTACGGCAACTCATGAATTTTCTAGACTGGGTCAGTATAGATGGCGTATGCGCTGGTATAGATTGGGCGTTTCGCGTAACAGGGTTTACAAATTAATCTGCGTGAGTTCCGCTCCAATTGTTATCCTTGGGGCAGTGCAAAGCACATCTCGCACAAGCGGAGGGGCTAATTGATGGCAATATTTTTAGAGCGCGTTAGCTCTGCTCCATTAAATGCAGATGATTTGTCAGATGAATTGGACAATTGGTTTTCAACTTCGGTAGATTCTTTAAATGAAACAATCGATGACATTCAGACGGCTTTTAACGAGTTTGCAGCGCCGCCGCTTACTCAGGCAGAAATAATTGCTATTGCTCCAGCTGCCCAAGACGGTCGTTTTTGGTATTGTACAGATTCAGTGCCACCTGTTTTTGTTGGCAAAGAGAATGGCGTATTAGTTAAATTCACAACAACGCCGTTCCCGTAAGGAATTATCATGACTAACATGCTATCAAGCTTTTTAAATCCTGGGAAAGCCTACAAAAAGGCCGGCAGAGAAATGGATAAATACTACCAACAAGGCCAAGCGGCTTTGAATCCATTTATTGAACGCGGCGCATCGGCTTATGAGCCTATGAATAATGCTATGAATGCATTACTTGACCCAACCGCTTTGCAGGGACAATGGATTGATAGTTATGAAACCAGCCCTTGGGCCCGAGACTTAATGAGCAGGGCATCTTCTGAAGGCATGAATGCAGCAAGCGCCATGGGATTGATTGGTTCAACCCCTGCCCTGCAAGCAATGCAAGCTGGAAATACTCAAATTGGCAATGCCGATAGACAAGCCTATCTTGATGACATTATGAATAAATATATGTCCGGCGCTCAAATGGCTCAATCTCTATACGGCTCAGGTCAAAATGCCGCAATGCAATTTGGTCAAAATGCCATGAATCAAGGTCAACAAATGGGTCAAATGGCTTACGCCCAACAAGCTGCGCCGGGACAAATGCTGAATAATTTAATTAACACCGGAATTGGAGCAGCCGTCCCTATGTATGGCATGTCAAAAATGGGCGGCTGGAATACTGGCGGCGCATATAATCCCATGGGCGGCGGTAACAGGATTGGGGGTTATTAATGGCTATTCCATTACCTAACGCTTCTGGCTTTGGCGATTTTAGCCAAGGCATGGATGTCGGTTCTGGCTTATTTCAAAGAATGATGCAGCCTGTTATGCAGCAACGTGGAATGAATCAGGCGCAAAATCAGTTTTTGCAAAATATGGCATTGAAGCAAAAGCAACAAGCTATGGCAGAACAATTGCTCCCTTTTCAGATTCAGCAAGCGCAAGCGTCCATGGGCCTTACTAATGAGCAGGCTGAAAAGTTGCGATTTGAGCGCGACCCAGAAAAGCAAGTCGCCATGATTAGACAGATGATTGAAGGCGTCAAAGGAATGGGCGGTGACTTTGCCGACCCTATGAAAATGAACCCCTTAGTTAAGGCTGTTGTTGAAAAGACGCTTGGAAGGCCGCTGGGATATCAACCTACCCCGCAAATGAAAAACGCTAATTTTGTTTACAACGAGGATAACGATCCGCAGGCTAGACAATTTGTAGCGGATTCATCTAGACAATTAGTCAATGTTCCAGGCGCTCAACCTGGACAGGAGATAATACAGCAAGACATTGCTAGACAATTCCCCGCATCCAACCCTGAAGAATTGGGCGGTATTATCTCGCAATTAAATAGTTCCTCCTCCATGAACTATCTTTACCCTGGAGAAAGAGGCGCGAAACAAAAAGAAATGGCAGAAGAACTAAAGGATATTCAAACCGCAAAAGTTACCAAAAGTTTAATTGGCCAAGCCAAAGAAATCATGAGAGAAAATCCTGATTTGTACCGAAAAGCTGTTGGTATCATTGTTAATCCAGAGCAAGACCCTAAAAAGATTGATAGCGCATTGCGTGCGGTTATTCCAAAATCGCAATTAGAGCCATTTTTGCAGCTTAACAAATTATATTCTGACATTCTTGTTAAGCAGGCGTCAAAAAACAATATGACTCGTTCTGTTTATGGCATGAAATTGCAGCAGCAGGCTAAGCCTCAAGCAAAAAACCCAAATGAAGTAAATGAATTAATATTTAAAAATATTCTTCATGAAATTGAGCCGCAAATTGGTAGAGAAAAAGCTTTGCTTTATGCAATGAAGAATAATTTATATTTACCAAGGAGCTATGATTACGCGCCCGCTGAAGGCGCTAGCGGCGCACCCGTTAGCTCTGCGCAATTGGCTAATGTGTCGACCCCTACCCCCATCGGAATGATGAAGGGTATTTATAAAGGCCAAGAAGTTGATGTTCATCCTGATAACGAGCAGGCATTCATTGCAAAAGGCGGCAAATTACGATGAGCAAAGAAATGGAAATTGACTGGTCTAAGCCATTAAATCAAGGCGGCGATGATATCGACTGGTCTAAGCCATTATCTAAATCAGCGCCAAAAAAGAACGTTGGGTTAAAAGAAATGTTCTCGATGGCCTATGGGCCAAAGGGTAGACAGGAGCGAAGAGATTTTGAGGCGCAATCTAGAAGACAGGTGCCAAAAGTCGCTGCAAACGTTGGTTTGGGGGCATTGCAGGAAATTGCTAATTGGCCGCCTAATATTGCCGATGCGCTTGGTATAAACCTTGAAAGAGCAGACGAGGGTTTTACGCAATACGCTCCACAGATAGAAAATCCAGAAATAGCGCAAGGTATTGGCGCATCTATCCCACACATCTATGGGTTGACTGGCGCTTATAAATCTCTTGGGAAATTCACGCCAAAAAGTGCACTTGGTCGTTATGGTGCGGATATAGCAAAGCTCGGTGGATTAGAATATTTATTTTCTGACCCTGACAAAAAACTTTCTTCTGCTGCTGGAGCAGGTGCGGCGGCGGCTATTTTGAACCCATTGATGGCTATTGGTTCTCAGATTGGTAAAAATGCACCAGGTAATTTATTAAAGAAAAATCTTGCCGAAACGACGCAAAAAGAAGCAGCGCTTGCTAGCAGTGAAAAGGTTCAGCAAGAATTATTGAGACGCGCGGAATTAGAGGGCGCAGAGAGATTTGCAACAGGCTCAATTGAAAGCCAACGTGCCGCAGAAGAAATACAAGGCCGTTTAGGTCAGCAATTCCCCGATACGCCCATTGAGAATTTGCAGCAATTAACCGAAAGCTTAAAAGGCGCTCGCGGAGAAATAAAAGATACCTATCAAAAGATGTACGAAGGATTCAAGGGAAGCCAGGCCGGACAGCGCAGCATCAAGAATCCTGTCGCATATAAAGATATTGAGCAGATTGGCTTAAAAGACATGCCATCGGAGTTATCTAGAGACATTGAAAAATACATTGGAAAGAAAAATTTCACCGAGGCGGCTACAGATATTATTCACGGCTCCGTTCCTGCAAAAACAGAATATTTTGGCGCAGAGGGCAATATTCAGAATTATTTGGATATTAGCAAAAAAGCTCGTGACGAATCTTTGAAGTATAGAGAAATGGCTCGAAATAGAAACGCGACCATTTCTGAAAAAGAACGCTATACAAAACTTGCCAATCAATATGGCGACCTGCAAAGAAAAGTAGATGAAAGCATTGTTGGTTCTTTAGCGCCACAAGAGGCCGCACAGTATCAGCAAATACAAGATTTTTTTAAGAAATATGAAATTCCATTTAGGGAAAAGTCTTTGCTTAAAAAAGCCGTTTCAAATAGACCTACGGTTAAAACGGAAGATTTCTACCAATCTTTGGTTAAAGAAAATGAACCTGCTTTAATGGAGAGATTGTTTGAAAAGCATCCCGGCGTGCAAGAAGCTATTGCACGATTTGACTTGCGAGGCGCTGATTTCACCACTGTTAAGTCAATAGATAAAATATTGAGCGGACAACGGGCGTCTACTTTGCCTGCCGCCGTTACGAAAGACTTAAAAGCTTTGCGCTCAGAATTACAGGCTAAAGAAATATACGAAAAACTTTTGCCTGAGGTTGGGAAAAAAGAATTGGCATTTATTAAGAAATACCCAGACCTAAATAAGGTATTTACTGAAAGGCCAGACTTAAGAATGCCGTTTGATAATATCCGGCAAGAATCTTTGAGATTAAAAGAGGTTCAGTCTCAACTGGAAACTGCCGGAATCGAAAGGCGTGAAGCTGAAAAAATTCTCCGTGAATATAGAGAGTCAATTCGCGGCCTTGGTAGCTTGCTTTCCACTATCATGGGAAGCAAAGTATATTATGGCTCTAGGGCGATATCGTCATTAAGCGACATGAAGAAATAATCATAATATCCTTGGTAAAAGGAATATTAAGATGACAGTAATAATGAACACAGCTATACCAGGCATAGTTAGTCTCCGAGATAAATAAATATGATTTAATTTATCACAAAACTAACAGAACAATAAGTGTATATAAGGAAAAGCCATGGCTTGCGAATGTATAACTGGCCCAGGGATACGGGGATTTAACCCCATCTGGTACAACGTCAATCTGGATGGCATCCAATTTGATGACACTTATTATCTATGGGTTTTGCAGAATGAAGTCCCTTATATTCCTGCGCTTGTTTACCATGATGCGCAATTAACGCAGCCTTGGACTAGTCCAATTCAATTCTTGGCTAATGGTACTTTGCCAATTGATATTTATTGGAGCCCAACGTCTGTTTACCGTCTTGAGTATCGCAAGAATAACGGCACGCAACCTCCTTCGCAAAACGACCAATTGGTTTATGAAGTTCCTAACTACATCCCTGGTCAGGAAGAGGCCACGCCGACAGATATCACTGATGGCTCTACTAATAACCAGATTACTAATAGCCAGTTTAGCGAAGTGTTTTTTGAAAATACTTACACGCTGACGGCAACAAATCCTGACCCGATTGAGATTGCGCCAGGTTGGTTTTTAGAGTTGGCTGGTAACGGCACAGTTGAATTGCAAAGAATATCGCTTAACAATGCGACATCGAATCCAACAAATGCACCTTATGCATTGAGAATTAATTTAACAGGAAGTTGGACAGGAAATCCTGTGCTTCGTCAAAGATTGCAGCAAAACGGTATGCTGTGGGCGAATAAATATGTTTCGACATCTATTACTGCGAGAATGGATGGAACGTTACAAGCATTGGTTGCTAGATTAGAAGCCTCAAACGGTGCCCCATTGGCTGTGTTGATGAACACAGGGACGCTAACAAATGCGTTTGTTCAATATCAGGGTAACGCATTATTGCCAGCGACGACTAATCCTGATTCACCGCCTAATGCTTACATTGACTACAAGATTTTATTGCCTGCAAATGTAGATTTATACATTACAAGCATTCAAGTTACATCGTCTTCGGTTGCGGGTAATTTTGCTTATGAGCAAGATACTATTGACCGTCAGATTGACCACACGTTCCATTATTACAAGCCGCAATTGGAATATAAGCCAATTTCATCTTATTTAACCGGCTGGAATTTCCCGCTAAATCCTGCGCAATTTGCTCCTGCTGGCGCTGTTGCAACGGGCGCAAATGGTTCTTTTTATGCATGGGATCAAACGATAGTGTTTCAGTCGGTTGATAACGGGGTTTTGGTAAGTCGCTCTGCGAGTGGTGGTTTAACGTTAACATCAAATAACGTTGCTGGCGTTCAAATGGCAATTATTCAGTATTTAGACCAAGCGCAAGCTAGGGATATTTTGTCGGGCCGCACATCTGTAAAAATTAGATTAGCTAGTTCTGACATTGGAGAAACCCTTACCGTTGGATTATATGCGACAAATGACGCAACGTTGCCGGATTTAAAAACACCTAATTTTGATTCTCTTGTGGCAACTTTGGATGCAAGAGGGAAGGTAGCAACATTCAATGGCTCATGGACTCCTTTGTTAAGGGCTATTCCTGCATCTAACGAAATTACCGCTTTAATTATTGAGCAAGAATACGATTTAAACTCTTGGATTGACAATATAACTACACCAAGAGTTTCTGATGCGACTTATTTTGCAATTGTTATTGGCACGGACAATATAGCAAATACAGAAAGCATAACATTTGATTATGTAACGCTAACGCCTGGAGATATTGCGACAAGACCTCCTGCTCAAACTGCGGGTGACGTTCTAAGTCAATGTGAGCGTTATTATGAAATGAGCTACGAAGATTCTACGGATGTTGCAACGGCAACTAATGTGAATGCTATATTGGTTCCACAGAGTGTTAAGCATGACATAGGTGTTGATGTTACAAGCGCGTATTTAGCAAGCTCTTTTACGGTTGATTTCAAAGAGCCCAAAAGAGTTAATAATCCAACAATAGCTATTTATTCTCCGATTACTGGAACAATTGCTAACGTGGATGTTTACATGCTTGGATCAGCTGCTGTACATACAGATGTAACTCTTGCTAGATGGACTGCGACGCTTGGTAATAAAAGTGTTAATTATTTAGTAAACACCAATTCGCTAACGCCTGCTACAGCATCCGTTAACGTAAACACACCAAATCTATGCTCTCTAGGATTTCAATATGTCGCCGATGCTAGACTCGGCATAGTGCTATAAGGAATTAATATGGCCATTCCATACAATGAAAATTACAATCAAACTGTTGCGTTCAGCGATACTTGCGCGCAATTAGCATTGGCAACAAATACTAACCTGGCTTACACAATCCCAGGCTCTCCCACGCAAAAATACCAGGCTCGCATTAGTTACACTCAGGGCTCAAACGTATTTTGCAGAAAAAATGCTGCAGCAACGGTCCCTGGAGCGGGTTTGTTAACCCAGGTTCAGTATTTGGAATTTAGACCTGGCTCAGATGGGTCTAAAAGAATTGTTCAAGGTGGTGACACTTTAAACTTTATTACACCAGATGCTTCGGCCTATGTTGGCGTTGCTCTTGCTGCAATTCCTAGCTAATTAAGGAAATAAAATGGTAGATACTAGGAAGTTTAGCCAATTCGACAACCGGCCATTAAATGAAAAAGTGGGGCTTGGTTCTGGGGCAAACTCACGCACGCCAGACAGTGCTGGAAGTTCAGGAAATATTATTAAAGTTATTGACCAGGACACGTCAGGGTTAGCTGTAAATAGATGGGTTAGAATTAACTCGGCTGGTTTATATGTGTTAGCTTTGGCTGATACGGCAGAAAATGCTGATGTTCGCGGCGTGGTGCTAAACATTCTAGGCCCAAACCAATTTACTTTACAGCAAGCGGGTTATATTGACGTTGGTACGCTTGGGTTCTCTGGGTTTATTCCAAATCAAGATTATTTCCTTAGTGATACCATGCTAGGTCAGGCAACCCAAACTTTGCCAACGACCAACGGTCATATTAATAAACCGCTCTTCTCGGCTGATAGCGCAGAAAGTGGCTGGATTATTTGCTTATCTCGCGGCATGGTTATCGGAACGCCTGGACCAATTCCAGCAAGTACACCTACCGTTACAGATACTAACATTAGGGAATTTTCACAACCTGGCAATACCTTTATGATTGGTGACTGGGTAAGAGTAACTGGTGACAATGTTCATGGCTTGGCTAATGGCAGCACTCTTGCAAATGCTCAGTCTGATGGCGTTGTAATTCAAAATGGCGACCCATTGTTTACTGTGCAATTTAGCGGATTTAATGCAAATACCGTAACCGCTGCATATGATTCTGCTGGCGTGATAATTCCTGGCGGAATTGTCGCTTCTACTGTTTACTATATTTCAGATGTTGTGCCAGGGCAGTTAACACCTACCCCTCCGACTAGTTTAAATTCAGCATCAAGACCTGCGTTTATTAGTGTTAGTGCCATTGATGGAACTGGATGGGTTTTACCGCAAAGGCCATTACCGTATTTCTCGGCAAACCCTCCAGGTATTAAATTAATTAATCAGCCTGCTCATGGATTCCTATCCAATGGCCTAGTTGTTAAACCAAAAACAGGTGCTTTAAACGTTGGTAAATACGAATTGGCTCAAGCTAATACATTAACAGGCGCTTTTGGCGTTGGCATGATTAAGATTGTTGATGCTAATAATTTCTATATCCAGCAAGATGGGTATTTTGAGGATTTTCTAGAGGTTCCTCCTGTTATGGGCGGCATTGCAAATCCTTCCGGGATGTTAATTAATGGAACACCCTATTATTTAAGCGCTTCTACCCCAGGATTAATAACCGATGCAGAGCCAGCTCAGCCTTTGTACTCTAAGCCTATGTTTATGCCAGATCAAACGGACGCAGGCTGGATATTGCCAATGAAGCCGACCAATAGTAGTGGTGGAAACATTCCAGATATTGAAAATGTTGATGTTATCACTTGCGTAGCTCCCGAAGTTGTTCCTCTCCCGGCTGGCGTGTGGACTGATTTGCCATGCTTAGAATTGACAATTACACCACAAAACATAGCTAGCAAGTTCTTGCTTTCTGGCGTTTTAAATGGCGACAGAGCAAGCGTTAATGCTGTTTACTTCAGAATAACAAGAAACGGAACTCCTATCGGTATAGGGGCAGGCCCGGGCGTAGCTGCTAATGGAAGAATTCTCACGGTAACATTTAATCAGAATATTTTGTATGTAGATGTTCCAGCAACCGTTGTTTCTATTACATATAAATTACAAGCCATGGCTCCTAGCGGAAACACCCTTTATCTCAATACTGATTCCGCCTCAACATTTGCTGGAAGCAGCACACTTACATTAGAGGAATTTATATAATGGCTACAGTTTTACAAACTCAATATTTAAATTACACAGGGCAGGCGACAACGGTTCTTGCTCCAGGAGTATGGACTAACGTGGCAGGTCTTACGCTTAATATTACAAACTCAAACGTATTAAGTGCAGTTAAAATTGATGGGCAATTAACCGGTGACAGAGCGAGTGTTAATGCTCTATATTTCAGACTCACCAGAAACGGCACTCCTATTGGTAACGGCGTAGGCCCCGGGGTGGCATGTTATGGAAGATTCTGGTCAATTTGCTTTTTTTCTCCACTATTGTTTGTTGATACACCAGCGTCAATTGCTCTTTTAACTTATCAAATTCAAGCGATGGCACCTGGCGGGAACACGATTTACACAAATACCGATTCTCTTGCAAGTTTTTCTGGCGTAAGCACTTTGGTGTTACAGGAATTAGGATAAGGATTAATTATGGCCTTTGAAGCTTACCAAGTTAACGCCAATGCGCTTTATCAGGCAGTTAATCAATTGGCCCATGGGTTTGACAATGGTGACGTTGTAACTTATGACGGCGCCAATTGGATTCTTGCGCAAAGTGATTCTGTTGCAAATTGCGGATTAATTCATATTGTCAGAAAAATTAACGCTAATTCATTTTATGTGACTCAGGCTGGTTTTGTTTCTGATTTAGTTCGCACGCCAATAAATCCTGCGACCGCATTCATACCAGGCACAACCTATTATTTGAGCGAAACAACCGCCGGAAGACTTACCGCAACGCCGCCAACTGGAACCAATCAAATATTGCTACCTTGCTTTAAGGCTTACACGGCAACATCTGGCTTCTTTTTTGGAAATGACGGGACCGCAATTGAATCAGGAATTTTATTTAATTGGAATTCGGTAAATGCAGACCAGGCTTTAGCAGTAAATAACGGTTACTTAATTACCGCTGCCGCGCCTTTATCATTTGACCTTCCTGCAAGCTCTGTTATTGGCGATATTATTAGATTAGCAACAACGATAACATCGACTGATAGCGTTTTAATTGCCCAGGATACCGACCAATATATTGTGATTGCCGAAGAAAGTAGCACACCTGGTCCAGCTGGTGGAATGGAGCTTGAAACAACTAACGGCATAAGGCGCGGAAGCTGCGAACTTTTATGCATCGAAGCAAACAAAGGCTGGCGTTTATTTTCCGGCACTGGCACTTGGGATTTAATTTAAGGATTTATTATGGGTAGAAGAAATGCTGCGGGTCTTAACGATCCTATAAATGAATCTCAAGGCGGGACAAACGCCCAAACATTTAACCAAGCTCGCACCAATATGGGTCTAAATGCACTCATCAATTCTCAAGGCGGCAGTTACTTGGCTGTTCCGGGAGACAGAAACAAATGGATAAGATTTGGCGGGGTTGGCGGCTATACCTTGACACTTCCTTTAGCGGCAACATTGTCTGATGGTTGGGCTTGTGTCGCAAGAAATGACACTTTGGGGAGCATTACTGTATCCCCATCTGGCGGAGAATCAATTAATCTCGCCCCTGGATTGGTGATTGAATCTGGTCAGTCGATTGAAATCGAATGTGATGGCACGCAATTTTTTACTTTAGGAGAAAAGAAACTTCCTGTCCCGTCATCTGGCGGAACAATGACAGGGTTGCTTATTCTTTCTGCAGACCCAGTTGCAGCGCTAGGAGCAGCAACTAAACAATACGTAGATTCTTCACTTGGCGCTATAAGCTACGTTAACCAAAACACAAGCTCAGTCACTATGGCGGCGAATAAAACATATGGATGCAACAATGGCGCAAGCTTAATTACATTTACTTTACCCGCTGTTGCGGCGGCTGGTGATGTTTTTGAGATTGTTGGCAATAGTTCTGGCGGATGGACTCTTGTTTATGGAGCAGGACAAAGCATTCGTTACGGAAATATTGTAACAACCACAACAACAGGCTCTCTTTCTAGCACTGACAGGGGTGATTGCGTTTCTATTATTTGCATTGTGGCAGACACAACATTTTCCGTAAGAACTGGCTCTATCGGTAATATTACATGGATATAATCTGATGGCGACAAATAATTCTATAAACAATCTTGTTGCTGGAGTTGGCACGCAGGTTTCTGGTAATTCCGCATCATTGATTATTGCTAATAAGGGTGAGTTATTAGTAGGCAATGGGGCAAGCTCAGCTACAACACTCTCTGCCGGAACAGACACTCATGTATTAGTTGCAGATAGCACCCAAGCTACCGGTATAAAATACACGGCATCACAACCTGCAGTTACCCAAGTGCCGAGAGCTTTTGGCTATGGAAATACTCTTACAAATTATACTTTCCCTGTAAATGTTGCATCTGGATCAACCTCTGCGTCGCCAATGGTTGCAAATACAATATATTGCTTTCCATTTAATATAACTATATCAACTACTTTTACATCAATAGGACTTAGGGTTAATTCTGTTTCAGCAAACACAGTAAGATTAGGAATATACGACGCCACTGGTATTGGCGGATATCCTGGCGCAAGAGTTCTGGATGCGGGCACGGTTTCTACTAGCGGAACTAACGGCGAGAAAACAATAGCAATTTCACAATTATTGTATGGAAATTATTGGCTTGTAATGATTTCAAGTGGAGCGCCAAGTATAAATATTTGCAGCACTGGATTGATTGCTGACAATGTCATTGGCGGCGTTTCTACTACCCAAACATCCCAGCTGATGGCACTTACCAAGGCTTCTGTGGGAAGCTATTTTACAGCGTTACCTGCTTCTTTATCCTCGGATACATTTACTTATGTCACCACTACAACATCATTTTTTGGTATGTTTTTAAAGGTATAAAATGGCAACACAGAACAGCATTAATGGCCTTGTCGTTTCCAACGGCCTATCGGCATCTGGAAAAACCATATCTACAATAGCAAATACCAAAGGTGAATTAATAGTTGGTGATGGGGTAAATTCCTCATCAACTCTTAGTCCTGGCTCCGATTATCAATTGCTAGAAGCAAAATCGGCAAATGCCACTGGCCTTGGGTGGGTTAATGGAACTAGCACCTCAAATGACAATAATAGAATATTTGGATATGGCAATTCTGTAAGCAACTTTACTTTTTCTGTGATTGCTAGAATGGGAATGTCAAACGCTGCGCTGGTAGCAAATACAATTTATTTTTTGCCGTTTAATATTTATAAAAGCACAACCTTTACAAAAATAGGCGTATCGGTGACTACTTCTGCGGCATCTTCAAATATAAGACTAGGCATATATAATTGTGATAATGATTTTGGGTTTCCCGGCTCTTTGGTATTAGACGCAGGAACTATAGATAGCTCTTCAAATGGCGACAAAACAATAACCATATCTCAAACATTATTTGGAAAGTATTGGTTATGTTTAATTTCTAACGGCACCCCTTCAATTGCAACATCATATACTATAGCGCCGCCTTTTTCTGAGGTTAATGCCTGGTGGGGTGTTAATAGCTTTGGTTCGACATCAGATTGCGCAAATGCATCAATTGTTGGCGTCTCATCGTATTACAGTGCTTTGCCTGCCACCGTAATAGGTGACACAATCCTAAAAACAAATGATTTTTATTTAATATATTTGCAGGTATAAATATGGGCGGCGTTACAAATTCAATAAATTCTATAAGTGGAACAGACGGGATTATCGATTCTACTTCTGGTAACAATGTAAGTACTGCCATCACAAAAAAAGGCGATTTATTAGTAGGAAAATCCTTATCTAGCTCTCAAACAAGAGTGCCAGTTGGAACTAATAATTTTGTATTTATTTCTGACCCAACAAAACCTAACGGCATGGGCTGGTCAGCTTCTGGAACTGGCAATTGGACATCACGAGGAATTTACGGTCCTTACTCAAGCGGCGGAAACGGCAGTTTAATGCCGGTTACTTTTTCTTCAACGGGCGGAACGTCGTTTTTAACTGCAAATAGATTGTTATGCTTTCCTTTTTTTATTGACAGGGCCTGGGCTTTTTCAAAAATGTCTATGACTTGTAACAATTTAGCAGCCTCATCGGTACTAAGAATGGGGCTATATGATGCAACAGGAACAGCTGGTTACCCTGGAAATCTAATAGTAGATGCCGGAACTATAGACACATCAACAATTGGCACAAAAACAAATACATTTACAGATGAAATATATTTATATGGACGATATTGGTGCGTTTGCATCTCAGACGGAGCGCCCGGAATGGCTTCATTGGGGGCGGCTGTTTCTGAATTTGCGCAAGCAGTTGGCAGGCCAAATTTCTCCACAACGACAACACCGTCACATTTAGTTAAAGATAGCGTTAGCTCTTATGTGAGTGCGCTGCCATCGTCATTATCAGCTGTGACTTTCACAATGGGCGCAGGCACTTCTAACCCTGCTATAAGCATAATTTTGTAGGTAAAAACATGAGAAATCTTACAGAGCACGAAAAGCAACTACTTGATGGATATGTGGGCGACCACGGCGAAGTTTCGGATGGCAAAGGAAACATCCTTGAACGCTGGGACAATCGAGAATTAGAAAAACACAAAGTTCTGATGCACAATCAGCTTTGGGAAAGATTTAATCAAAGATTTGAAGAAGAGGTCCCGCTGCACAAGCAAATTAATTACGTAATGGGCGCGATTTCTGAAGATGAAGGCAGAGAACTTAGAGAAAAGAAAGAATTGCTGCATGCTGAATACGAAGAGCACAAAAGAATGATTTACGCTGCAACCACATGTGACGAAGCTCACGAAGCTGCGCACTATCCAATGGAGATGTTAAAGAATGCCTAAAATTAGTAGATCACATTTAAAAGAAGATAAAAAAGAATCAAAAGCTATTTATAAGGCTGCTGAAAAAATTGAGAAAAATGCAGAGAAGCTAATGAGTAGAGATAAAAAGGTTAAATCTGGCAAAAAATCATAATTACCATAATTAGCAAGAAACTTTACTTACAGACAGATGACATAATGAATAATGGCGGCTATGATAAGAAAAATGACCGCCCCATAATCGGATTTTAAAACTAGGAGACTACAAAATGGCAATAACAAATATTTCCCGTGACTGGGGCGTTGACCCGCAAATCGTTCGTATGACTACTACGGACACATTGGGAACCATCTGCACGACTGGATATTGGACAACCCAAAAAGCCGCATTATTAGCAATCAATCGCGGTGATTTTGAATGGGTTTCCACCGACATGGTTTTAATCGCCTACAATGGCGGCAAAGGCTTTTTTACATGGGATGCGGCAACTTTAAGCTTCTTGCCTGCCGGCTACGGAATGACCCAAGTAGCTGTTACAAGCGCTCAGATTCTTGGTATGTATGCAGCTCAGGTTCCAATTGTACCTGCCCCAGGAGCAGGAAAATTAGTAATTGTAGGTAGAAATACCTACACCTATTTATTCGGCACAACTCAATATGCGGCTGGCGGCGTAATTGGTTTAGAATACGGGTTAACCGCAGCATTAGCAGGCCCCGCAGCTTCTACAACTTTAGCTGCCGCTACTTTTAATGGATATGCAGCAAGCAATACTTTTGAATTAACCCCTGATAATACGAACGTTTTAGCAAACGTTATTGGACTGGGTATTTCATTGGGTAACCAAACCGCTGCATTCACAACTGGTGATGGCACATTGTTAGTAAACCTCGAATACAACATTGTTAAAGCCGCGTAAGGATTTAATATGCCAATCACAAGCATTTCTAGAGACTGGGGTGTAAACCCCAGTATTGTAAGAATCATAACTACCGACAATCTTGCAACGATTACGGCGGCAAATTATCTCAATACGCAAATTGATGAAATTCAAGCTTTAAATCGTGGCCCATTCGAATGGGTAGAGCGTGACTTAGTTGCTATTGCCTATAACGGTGGCGAAGATTATTTTACCCGTGATGCCGCAAATAATACCTTTGTTGTTGACGTTGTCCCGGTCGGAGCAATTCCTTTGGCAAGCGCCCATATTCTTGTTGGTAACGCTGCGGGAATTGGTACTGATGTCGCGATGACTGGCGACATTGCAATTAACAACGCGGGCCTAACGACTATTCAGCCAGATTCGGTTGATAAAGCAATGCTTAATCCAACGGTTAGACCTTCACATATGATTGTTTTTGCTGGTCAATTAACCACCGTTGGTGGAGCGGCTGCCGAGGCATTTGCAGTTGCGGGCGCTGTTGCTCTAACTGATCGTGCTTTTGTGCAAATCGTTGATAATGGCACAAACAACGTAACTGCCTTACAAGCAGTTGTGACCAATAACGTTTTAACCGTGACATTCTCAGCTGACCCTGGGGCAGATACGGTTTTTAACTATCAATTAATTAGAGCTACTGCATAGGTGATTTATGAAAGATAAAAAGAAAGGACCAGATATGCCAATGCCCGGTAAAGGCAAAGGCGGCAGGAAAAAAGGCTGCTAATTGGACATTGACCAGTTCGATGACCTGATTTTAATTCCTTCGATGAAGGTCATCGGCCTTTATTCTTTGTCTGCCCACGTCCTTATGCTCGGCACTTATTTACTTGAGTCCGAGCTTAAGTTTGTCGAGCAAAAAGGCCCAGGATCCGCTAAGGGGTTCGGCCAAGTAGAAGACGCAACTTACCTAGACAATCAAAGATATTTAAACCTAGAAGACAATCAAGAGCTAAAAAATAAATGTCTTGCTGCCTGTTTCTATGATGGATACCCACCCCCAAACGCGCTAATCTATAATATTAGATGGTGCATAATTATGTCTCGAATTAAATATTGGATGCAGCCAGAAAAGCTACCAGATTGGGAAGATGCACACGGGATGGCGCTATACTATAAAAAGTATTACAACGCCCATGGTAAAGCGAGCTTAGATAATGCGCATGGATTTTTCGCCAAAATCATCAAGAACCGGTTCCAAGGACAAAGTTAGAATGATTTTAATTATCGGATTTGTGCTTTTATGCGGGGTTGGCATCGGCTCAAGTTACATACTTGGGCATGATAATGTTGTAGAAGAGGCGATAGAAGAAGCCGTAGAAGATTACATAGAAATTAGAATTGAATTGCCAGAAGAAACTTTGCACGGAAAAATTGATTTTTCGCCCTCAACTCCCGAGAAGAAGAGGGCGTACATTGATAACAGTTAATGGATTTTTAACAAGTTTAAATACGTGACTACAATCTTTTGGTCTGACATAAGATTCTTCTATAATCCATCCCTCATCTAGGTATTTTTTTTAATTTCTTTTAATAATTCTTCTTGATTTCCTCCGACAATATCTTCATGAGAATACAATAAGAAAAGATGGTTTCCTCTAAAATTTTCGCGAATCATTTTTTTACACACGCCAATTCTAAATTTCTGTATTTATTTGTCCACTTCATCATGACTTCACCGGCAGCCTTGCAGGTTTCAAGACTGTTAAATTCGGCTGACCCCATTGATATGGGGTGAGCGTGATTAAAGCCAGTGCACATAAACCAAATTAAAACATAGGTTGTCATTATAATCCCTCTATTTCTTTCTGCTTAGGCTTTGGGCCACGTTTTTTTGTAGGATTTGATTCCGTTTCTGTAGGTAAAATTTCTGCCCCAGTTTGAGATTGAGCCATCATAGCGGCCTGGTATAATCCTGCCCTAATAGCCTCTTGCTCTTCCCTGTGACTTTGAATCTGATTTACATGCATTAACCACTCTGACTGGCTAACGCCTTCTAAGCAATGTTGACAAACAAAGCTTGTTACGATTCTGTCGTGGCCATCCACAAATATATTAGCAGGAATAAACACATGCTCCCCGTTTCTGCAATTAGTATTAATTTTGATTTTCATTTTATTCGCTCCTTTGTTTTTATTTGTTATTTTCTAGTCGTCTTCTTTCTTTTTCTTCAAAGTCGTAGTGAACCAGAACGGCTACGTATTTATCGGTTCCGATTTCTGGCATGTTTGTAATTCCATCTCCAAGTTCAAAATCAGGGTTAAGGTCGCAAATAGCATCAACTTGCTCTTTAAGCTCAGGAAAAGACTTTGCTCTAATCACTTTAAAAGTTTTAATAGGGCAATATTGCTCACAGGTGCTTAAAACCCTCTCAACGTAGTCATTTTCCTGTTTAACAAATGCTTGCGAAAGAGCATCAGCTACGGTTTTTGAACCCGCTGGCGCTATGATAATTTCACTCATTTATTACCCCTTAAAAATCTCCAAATCTTTGTGTGACATCCTTCCAATACAAACATACCCCCTGCGCCAATAGACCCGACAAGGATGCAGTCATCAATGGAACCGTTAAAACTTAGCTGTATTAAAAAGCCGATTGAATATGCCAAAAGAATTCTTTCAATTGCTGTCATCTATTCACCATTTGTTCTAATGTTGGAACATCCCCGTGCTTATGAAGGTGCTCTATGTTTTTAACTCCCGCTGTAGCAATCACGCCGCCCGCAGCAATTCCCGCCCCGATAGGGCCGCCCGTGATAAATCCGATTACCACCGGAAACACGAACAACCCCCAGCCAGCGCCAGCCACATACCCAAGTTCCATTTGAGTTAATTCTTTCATTAGTGCGTTTCCTCTTTTGGTGTGTTTCTAGCTTCTGCGCGTGCGGCTTCTTCTGTTCTTGCCTGATTGTACCCCTCCAAAATACAAGAGGTTACTAACTTTCCGATAACATCTATTTCATTGTTATCTAAAAACGCATTAGCAATGGATGTTTTAAATAAATGCTGGGTAATGATTCCTATGAATTGTTTTCCAATAAAACCAGGGTGAGGCCCTGCGTTAATTTCATCCATAATATCAGCAATTGAATTAAGACCACGGCCTGCATAGTTGGCCGCCATTTCAATTATTTTTTGATGGTCTTCTTTTGATATTACTTCGTCAATAGATATTTTGTTGCTCATTTCAATTTCCCTTTAAATGCTTAATGGTTTCAGTTACGGCTTTTTTAAATACGGAATATATTATAATTGCGCCACCAAGTAGCGCCGTTAAAAACAAAGCTTCAATTAAATATTGCACGTTAAGCCCTTAAGTATGCCATTTTGTCATAATCCGCGGAGGTTAGTTCTGGCACAATTACCGGAACATATCGATGAACAGTTATGCCGTTGTCAAATAAGAACATTTCTATTCTTTCTTGCATTTCATTTGCTTTAATAAGCAATTTATTAATTACGCTATCGTCGCGCTCAATTCTTTGAACGTGTCCTTCCAATCCAGTTACGCGGGGGTCAAAACTAATAAAATCATTCCACTCTCGTTGCGCAACAAACATCTCCCATTGCATTTGATAGATAATTTCACTGTCTGGCCCATTGTCACGATAATATAAATGATTTTTAGAAGTAGGGCATTTAATTTGCGCCATACCATTCTCACCAATTAATAAATCAGGCGAGCAACCAAATATATTATCTTCATCTTCAATGAATCCGCAAACTGCAATGTCTTGCTTTGTGTGATTCATATACCAATCAGCGGCGTTTTCTTCGTTATCAATTCCCCACTGCATAGCGTCATTGATATGACCCTCTGTGACAGTTCTAGTAATTGTTTCCGCCAACAATTCATAGTAATAAGTTTTAAATTTTGCAGGAGTCATTAATTTATGAGCATTGCTACCAGTAATTTTCCCCAATCTTAACTGAAACCATGTTGCCGAACGTTGGGCGCAATTATGAATAATCATTATTTCACCTTTTCATCTATTGCGCGGTTGCACACTCTAACAGTCTTGTTGTAATTTTCCTCTGTTAATTCTGAAAGTGATTTAATGTTAAATCGCTCGCACACTCGCTCGTTTGTGTAATTAGCTAAAAGAATTAGCTCTTCAAGTTTTGATTTTAATTCATCATTAAAAACCCATTTTGGTTTTTCTGGCGCTTTTTCAGCTTGCGGATTTGGCTTTTGTTGAGCTTGCGGGAATCTTTGCTGTGGCTCTTGCGTATATGATTCGGCGTCATTATCGTCATCAGTTTGGGTAAAACCTAGTATGCTTGTAAGGCAATAACGCCGAGCGTAAGAAATCGCACTACCCATTTGCTGAGCCACATTAATAACTTCTTTTCCATCGCGAGACATAATTTTAACTAACGGCATGAACATTGATGATGATATCCATTCGTTAGAAGTGTGCATCAATATATTATTAATAGTAACGCCCGTTGCATCGGAGCTTTCTGGCATTTGACTAATAGATAATCCATGCTTATGCATCAAAGGGCGAGCTATTTTTAACACGGCCTCAAGGTCTGCATAGCTATGACTGCGGGCTGTGCTTCCTTTAAATGCGTCCGTAATCTCTCCCTGCACATCCGAAAGAGCTTTAGCTAAATTTCCAATATCGTCTGACTTGTTCATTTTTTATTTCCTAAGTGTTAACATGCATTTAGTCTAACCTAATTTAAAATAATTGCAAGTATTTACGTCTGACATAATTTGTTGTAGAGTTGATAAAAATGAACGAGAAGAAAAGAACAGTAGGCAGGCCAATAGCAGGAGCCGCGCCCAAAAACAAAATGGAATCATTTAAATGCACAGCGGAAGAAAGCGAAAAAATAAAATTAGCGGCAGAGATTTTTGGTTCTGATAAATCAGAATTTATGCGCGTATGCGTCATGAAAAGAGCAAATAAACTATTAAGGGAATAAACATGAATTGGCTATCAATACTAGGGATAGTTGTTTTTTTCCTAACAAATGTAATTGGCACGATTTTAATATGTTGGTTAATTAATGCAATTGGAGAAAAATACGATGTTGATGGAATACAAGATAGCAAACAAAGTTAATTCTATTTTACGTAATATTCGGGACGAAAAAATGAATAATATTTTAATACACACTGATAATCAAAAAGTTGTACACGTTATAAAGGAAATAAACTTAAATCAGGGATGGCACAAAAGAGTTATATCAATTGGCATTTCAGAAAATAACAACCCTGAAACCACAGTAAAAGCGTGTTTTGAGAATAAAGAAAAATTAAAAATGTTAATTTCCATTTTGCAAAGCCACCTTGAGGAAATGGAATAATGGGTAAATTTGCGGCTTTTGTGCCAGTTTTGTTTTTAATATTTTTAACATTAAAGCTGACCAATCTTATTGATTGGTCATGGTTTTGGGTTTTATCACCTTTAATAGCGGTTGCTTTGTTTTATGCAATAGCGTGTATTATTGGGATGGTTGTAACTATGAAGCATCTCGGGAAAATAGATTGATGACTTTTATCCTTGCAATAATTGCATTTTGCTCTTGTATGTGGCTCGGCCCTTGGGGCGGTATAACTGTAACAATTTTAACCTTTTTATTAATGGCGGCGCTAAATGAATAAAATAATTGATTACGTGGTTATTTGCAGCTCTGATGAGGAAATTATTCAAGAAGAAATTATTGAATATGGCAAAAAAGGTTACGTGCTTGCTGGTGGACTGTCTGTATCACAGCAGATAAACACTCATAATGAAGATTGTGAATGCTTTGATATATTGTATCAAGCCATGGTGAAATATGAATCTGACAACACTAATAACTGAATTGCTTAGCATGTATCGAGCGTATGGTGATATGCCTGTTTTTGTAGACGCGGATAATTTAATCAACGGCCCAAAAACATGTGATTTTAAAATCAACATGGTTGCATACACGACAAAAGCAATTGACCCTAATTGCATATCAGTTGAAAAAGAAGCAGCGGTGTTAATAGTTAGTGGCTACGATGCATTTAAAGGTATTAAATAATGAAAATTAGCGAACTACAAGCCCAGCTTGAGGCGATAAAACAGGAATATGGCGATCTTCCGACTATGATTATGGACACATGCGGAATAAGTTTTCATTTATCAATAGGTCACGCCAAACTTTACACCGGGGAAGACTTCGTGGTTTTCGGAAGTGTGTCAGTACAAAATAAAAACTTAAGACCTTATTTACATGAGGTAAATGATGATAATCAGTGAACTCGAATCGAAGCTAAAAGAACTGAGAGAAGAACACGGGGATTTGCCGGTTTATCAGGCCCATAGCTCCGATAATGAATCAGGTTATTTCGAATCTTTGAGAATTAACTTTGAAGACCTAGTATTTTTTGACTCGGAAGAAGACAAAGATTCAAACATTCGGTGTGTAGCTATAGACTTTAGGTGATTAAATGAGAGTAACGATAGAAAAATTCAACGACTGGATTGACGAAATCATCAAAGAATTCGCACATGACATAAATGACCAACGGGGTGAGACTGGCTATGCTAACTCCGTTGAGAAAATTAACGACGAAGCATATTTAGATTGCGCAAAATTAATTAAAGAACGGTTTAATGAGGAGTTTTTATTATGAAAAACAAACAACTTCAAGAATTTCTAGCGCAATATCCCGACGATTTGAGAGTAGATTTGCATTGCGCCAATTATCACACAGGGCAAATTTACCAATATGAATGCACGTCAGTTGATTTAGTAAAAAGAGAATTTACAGTTCCAGGATACAAAGGCGTGGAAGAATTTAAATTTATAATTTTAAATGGTAGGGCGGATTAAATGAAAGCCTCTCAATACATAAAAGAACTACAAAAGCTCATAGACGAATATGGGGATTGCGAGGTTTGCGACCAACAATGGGACGAGGACGCTAAAGAATATCGAAGCTACCCTGCAAAACCGGACTTTTGGCACAGAGTTAGAATAAATTCAAAGGATAAAGTATTTACAATGAACTGCTTTGGCAGCGTGCCGGAGGAAGGATGAAATGCATAATAACCCTAGCGGGGGCTAGCCCAAATCCCTCATCACTTTATGAATTAGTAGGAATTCGAACTGTAACGCTAGATTGGGATGAAATTCCTGAAGACATTAAAAAATATATTAAAGATATGATAGATTTCAAAATGAGAAATAAAAATGAAAATCCCCCGCAAGACTAACCACAAGCTCGTAAGGCGCCAAAAAATCCGCGCCGCAGTAAATCTTCATCATTGGAGAAAATCATTTGTTGGCCTTCACAAGACGCTGGGGATATTTGTTAAAGGCATAGACATTGAAACGGGCAAATACAGTTGGAAGGACTTAACGACTGTTGGTTATGGCTGTATTAATCCTGGTGTTGTGGTTGATATGAGTGATAGCAAGACATATTTTTTGCAAAACGATGGGAAATTAGCGTTTCATGATAGCTCAGCGCCGATTAACGGAGAATGGAAATTATTTGGATTAGATAATGACTAACAAAACGTATTCTATAAAACCGCCAAAAGACAAATCTAAAATAAAAATAACAAACGCTTCGATAGAAATAATACACATTGCTGGTTGTTGCATTTTTTGTGGGCAATGCACCGATTGGCCCAATGATTATTGCGTTTCATGCAAAGAAGAGGGTTTTGACGAAGAAGATAAAAAGCAAAAGGAACTTGAAAAGGATCGTCTACACGCTTAAAGTGAACGCAGTTTAATTTTGCATGGCCTGCTCAGGCACTAAACTCAACAAGCCATG